CCCGGATTCGTTTGCTGACATCGTGCGTGGTATGCACCTGTACGGCAGAAAGATCCTGCGCCCGGAAGCCCTGACTGTTGCCAAGTACAACCTTGCATAATAGGAGACTGAAACAATGGCTACTGTAACTACTCTCGCAGGTGGCGCATCGGCTGGTCGTACCGCTGGTTCTGTCCCCTATCTGGTTGATGTGTCGATTGACTTGGCTGCTGCTGCAACCGCTAAAGGTTCGGCTCTGGCTGCTGCTGACATCATCGAAGCAATCAACGTTCCTGCCAACACTGTCGTTCTGACTGCTGGTTTGGAAGTTATCACTGCTCTGGGTGGTGAATCGGCTGACACTCGCATCCTGTTGGGTGTGACTGGTGGTGACGTAGACGCCTTCGTTGCTTCGTGGGATGCCACTGCTGCAGCTGCTGGTGCCTATGCTCCTGCTGCCGCCACTGTTCCTGTGGTGTTTGCATCGGCTGACACGATTGACATCGAAATTGACGCGGCAACTACTGCTCCTACGAGCGGTGTACTGCGTGCATGGGCTGTCATGATGGACATCGATGGTCGTATCGGCGCTGCCGAAGTTGACCGTGACGTTCTGGCCTAACAGGCTAAAGACTTGGGGGTATCCTTTAATTAGGGTACCCCTTTATTAAAAGTATGTTTGTACTAAATTCAAAAAATAAATTAGAAGACTATGGGCACTTAGTTCTCTCTTTAGATGAAGTATACTGGCAGTTAGATGAAGCTGCTCTTTTAGACCCAAAGTTTCGTTCTGCACTTTCTTACTCCTTAGATGAGAATGGAATGCTCTGGCCTCCTATCGTGTGGACACAAAGCACTTTTATGGAGTACTATAGAGATAAACCTGAAAGGCAAGACCCAGCTAAGTTGGTGTATCAAGAGAAACCTTACAGGGTTGCTATAGGAAACAACAGACTGGAATACGCTAAACGCAAAGGCTATACTCATGTTGAGTGTGTGTTAGCAGATAGATGGCAAGACAAAGACGATATTCTAAAAATCACTGAGATGGAATATTGTGTAGACTTTTAAGAGGAAAAAGAAATGGCAATCACTACTGCAATGTGTACCAGCTTCAAACAAGAGTTGCTTGGTGGTATCCATGACTTGGATACTGACAGCATTAAGCTGGCACTGATTAAGGCTACACCCACTGGTACGTATGGTGCGGCTACTACTAACTACTCCGACGTTACTGGCAACTCTGATGAAGCTTCCGGTACGAACTACTCTGCTGGTGGTCAGGTTCTGGATGGCGCTACTATCTCGACTGATGGCACCACTGCTATCGTTGACTTTACTGACGAAGTGTTTGCTGACGTAACTGTATCAGCTGATGGTTGTATCATTTACAATGCTTCGCAGGGCAACAAAGCTGTCTGTGTCATTGACTTTGGTGGTACCGTGAGTGCTACTGCTGGCGACCTTACCATTGAGTTCCCTGCTGCTGATGCTTCTAATGCTGTGATCCGTATCGCCTAATAGGGGGTCACTATGGCTGTCACTGTTAATGCTGCAGTATATGGAGTAGCTGTTTACGGTGTAGCCCGTTACGGTAAGGTTATTGTCAGTGGCTTAGACCAAGCGACAGCTACAGGTCAGGTATCTACTGTACAAGTAAACACAGCTGCAGGTATTACTGGCGTAGAGGCTATCACTGGCAGCATTGAGCCTGTATCGGCTGGTGGCTTTGAGATTGATATCACTGAACGTATTACCGTCGGTGTCGAGGCTACAGGCCAGTCTGGTACAGTACAGCCAAACGTAGCTGAATTACTTGGTTCTGTTTCTGCTACAGGTTCTGTTGGCACTCTTGCAATCAGTAACACAGTCACACTGTCCGGTGTTGTTGGTACAGGTGAAGTCAACACAGTAGAAGAGAAGCCAACAGAAGTTCTTGGCAGTGTACAAGCCACAGGTTCTGTCAGTGCGGTACAACCTAACACTGCAGCTGGTCTGACTGGTGTTGAAGCTACAGGATCTATCGGCCAACTAGCATTCAGTAACTCGTTTGGTATCTCTGGTACTCAAGCTGTTGGTTCTATTGGCACAGTAAAAGAACTTATAGCAAAACCTGTTGGTGGTGTTCAGACTACAGGATCTATTGGGAACCTTACTGAACATACGACAGCTGGGATTACATCCGTTGGCATGACAGGTACAGCTAACAGCACAAACCAGACAGCTGTAGTATTTAACTTTGAGGCTGTAAAAGATACGTACAGTAGAAGAAGAACAGTCTACATTTCGAGGGCAGCATAATGACTACAGCTGCAGAAAGAACTGTTAGAGTACCTCAAGAAATAAGACTTGTATTTATTACAGATAGAAGTACAACTAGTCTAGATAGAACAGTTGATATTCCAAAAGAAAATAGAACTGTGTTTGTCGTTGATAGAAGAACTACTTCCGCCGATAGAACAGTGTACGCAACCGAGGATTAAAACTTATGAGCTTTCGCTGGCCAAATAAAGACCCTGACGAACAGCTAGACTACAGCGTTGATTGGTCTAGGTTCCTTGGTAGCTCTGTAACTATCTCTTCTGTTCAGTGGTACGTTGATAACAGTTCCGGTGCTAAAACTGCCATCAATGCTGGTGAGACAGTTAATGGTATTCAAAACGTATCCCAGACTAGCACTGGCACGGTAGCGACTATTAACATCGGTTCTGGTACTGTTAATACCGACTACAAGTTTTACTGTAGAATTACAGACAGCTCTGGCTCTCAGGCTGAAAGAGTTATCAAGCTTCGGATCAAGGAGAGGTAAATGGCTTACGATTTTCTTGGTCTAGTAAACGACATCAATAGAAGACTTAACGAAGTAGAACTAACAACTAGTAACTTTGACAGTGCTACTGGTTTCTACAGTGTAGCCAAGGACTCTGTTAACTCTGCCCTGAGACATATCAATCAGGGTACTTTCGAGTGGCCATTCAATCATGTCGAGCAAGAGGAAGACCTTACCGCTGGTGAGATCCGTTACGGCTATCCTTCTGACGCTAAGACTATCGATATGGATTCTTTCCGTATCAAAAGAAATAGTACCTTCGGTAACGAGACAAAGAAACTGAAGCTTATCACTTACGAAGAGTACTTGAATAACCACATTGACGATGAGTACAACGACTCTGACACTGGTATTAGATCTATCCCTAACTTTGTATTTAGAACCCCTAGTCTAGAGTACGGTGTGTATCCTGCACCTGACAATGCTTACGAGCTAGTCTACGAGTACTACCGTCTCCCTGTTGACTTGATTAGTGCTACTGACGTTCCGAGTGTACCTGAACAGTTCAGATATGTCGTGGTTGATGGCGCTATGTACCATGCGTACTTGTTCAGAGGTAACAGCCAAGATGCCCAGCTTCAATTCCAGAAGTTTGAGGAAGGCATTAAGGACATGAGAACCCTGTACATCAATAGGTATGACTACGTTAGAGACACAAGAGTAAGAACTAGTATGTCTGGTGTTATCGGGGGTAGGGTTAACTAATGCCTACAGCTTGGGAAACATTTCCTGTTGAAGTTAAGGGCGGCTTGGTGACTAACGTTAGTCCCTTGCAGCAGGGTATTAACATGCCGGGTTCTGCTAGACGCTTGATTAACTTTGAGCCATCCATTGAGGGTGGTTACAGACGTATCCAAGGTTTTACTGAGTTCGACACAGCACACATCCCACCCTATGGTGAACCTGTAGTACAGGGTAGTGGTCAGTCTGGTACAACCCTAACCCTAGCTAATATTTTTATTTCCCCTGAGGATGGTGATACATTCACTATTGCTGGTGTGACTGGTACGTACACTATCGGTACATCTGGTGTTTCGTATAGTTCAGCAAACAAGACTGCAACACTTACTCTTACTTCTTCTTTAGATTCCTCTCCTGCAGACAAAGCAGCTGTGACCTTTACCAACAGAACTTCTGACTTAGTTGAAGGTATCATTTACTTTAAGCAGAAGGCTGTAGTCTATCGTAATGCTGACTTGTGGGAATCGAGTGGATCTGGTTGGACTAGGATTAATGTCCCCTCTTACGGTACAGTCCTAGTTAATGGTGGTTCTCAGACTGGTACATCCTTGGCTGTTGATGGACTTACAGCTACCCCACAGAATGGCGATACTTTTACAGTTGCAGGTATAGAGAAAGTTTACACTATCACAAGTGCAGTGACAGTATCCTCTGGTGGTGCAACTATCACTATTAGCCCAGCCTTAGCATCGTCACCAGCAGACAACGCGGCTGTAACTTTCTTGAGCACAGACAGAAGTTCTGGTGGAAAACACAGATTTGCTAGGTATAACTATACGGGTTCCAGTACGATCTCAGGTGTTGATGGCAGTAACGCACCATTTATCTACGATGGTACTACCTTCACTGTTCTTGATGATGCTCCGTCTGAAGTGATTGGTGCTAAGCATGTCGTGGAATTTAAGAACCACACATTCTACGGCAAAGACAATAAGCTAACGTTTACTATTCCTTACGGTGAGACTGACTTCTCTGCTGCTTTGGGTGGTGGTGTTATATCTCTTCCTCATGAAATTACTGGCTTGATTGTTTTTAGAGAACAGCTTATAATTTTCAGCAGAAGTAAAATCCATAGACTGACTGGTAACACTGTTTCTGATTTCACTCTTCAGCCTATCTCTCTAGACATTGGTTGTGTTCAGGAAGATACTATCCAAGAAGTTGGTGGTGACATTGCTTTCCTTGGTCCTGACGGTGTTAGGCTTCTAAGTGCTACTGACCGTATCGGTGACTTTGGTTTGGCTGTTGCATCTAGAGTTATTCAGAGTGAAGTTAATACTCTAGTGTCAGGTAATACATCCTTTAGCTCCTGTGTGATTAGAAGTAAAAACCAGTACAGACTGTTTGGGTATGCAGCAAGTAAAACCCAAGACACAGCTGCTGGTGTTCTAGCTACTCAGTTTGCTGACCAGACTGCACAGGGTATGGCTTGGTCTGAACTAAGGGGTATTATGGCCTACGTTGCAGACAGTGTGTACTCTACAGCTGATGCAGAAGAAGTTGTACTGTTTGCCAACAGAGATGGTTACGTCTACAGGATGGAGTCAGGTAATAGCTTCAACGGGTCTAACATTGGTGCTTACTACTCTACTCCTTACTTCGCAGTTAATGATCCAAGACTAAGAAAGACCTTCTACAAGCTAACAACTTACGTTGACCCTGAAGGATCTATCACTGGCGCAGTTACACCTAAATTGGACTTCGACCAAGAAAACACAGTGCAACCACCATCAATCGGTATAAGTAACACAACAGCTACTGCAGCTTTCTATGGTGTATCTTCCTTTGGAACTGGTACCTACGGTGGTAAGCTTAAGTACACATTCAACAACCAACTTATAGGCTCAGGCTTAACAGTTAGCTTTCAGTACTTCTTCGATAGCACTGATCCTCCCTTTTCACTTGATGCGATTACAGTAGAATACGCAACAAACGACAGACAATAAGGACTCAAAAGTATGGGCACGGGTTACTCTCGCAACGACACCAGCAACAACATTGCTGACGGTAACATCATCAACGCATCTGACCTAGACGGTGAGTTTGACGCCATCCAGTCTGCATTTGATGCATCTACTGGTCACACCCACGATGGTACAACTGCTGAGGGTGCACCCATTACGGTGACTGGCCCTGCCCAAGAGTACGTGTCAACTGGCACTGAACTTCGCCCTAAGGCAAACAACACCTACGACTTAGGTTCTGCAGCTAACCAGTGGAAAGACTTGTACATTGATGGTACAGCTAACATTGACAGCCTAGTAGCAGATACTGCAGACATTAATGCTGGTACTATCGACGGTGTAACTATTGGTGGATCTTCTGCTGGTGCTATCACTGGCACGACGATCACTGGCAGCAGCTTTGTGACCACTGGCGATATGACCTTCGGTGACAACGACAAAGCTATCTTCGGCGCAGGGTCTGACCTAGAGATTTACCATGATGGGTCAGGTAGCTATATCAAAGAAGAGGGTGCAGGTTCTTTGTTCGTTCAGAGCAATGGCGTTGGCATTATCTTAGAACATACTGACGGCACTAACCTGCTTTTTGCAGACGCAGGAAACCAAGCCGTTACTCTTTACAACGGTGGCTCAGCCAAACT